AAGTATAAGAGTTTTTATAACTTCTATACTCTTATTCCATATTTGATAAAAGAGATAGCTTTAGTATGGGTTATCTCTTTCATCAATAAATAGGATTTGCATCTAAAATTAACCTTAATAAAGTATTTAATTTAAATTAGAAAGTTGTAATGGACTACCTCAAAATGATCTAAAGGTCATTTTGAGGTAGTCCATTATTTTTTTGAATTAAAAGAGTATATTTGATTTTAAATTTGAAAATAAATTTCAAAGAATTATAAACAAATATATGTAATAATTGTTAAATAAATACAAATAATCTGTTAAAATGTGAGAAAATTAATTTACAATATAATTTTGCAGGGTAATATTAATAAAAAAGTTAAAAAATAGGAGGAAGAAAATGAAAAAGTTAGTGATTTCAGCTCTAATTATGTTAACAGCAGTTACTGCTATGCCACAGGTTGCAAAGGCAGATACATTGAAGGGACAAGCACCAACAGTTAATCAAAATATAAGGGCCAATTATCAAGCAGCCTATACTAATATTTACGATTTCAATTTGACTAGGATTCTTCAACAAGGTTGTGTAGGTGAAGATGTAAGAAAGGTTCAAGAGTACTTGAACTTCTTAGCTATGTTCATATCACATGACTACAATTGTGGCCAAGCAGATGGAATCTTTGGTCCAAAGACAGAGGCAGCAGTAATAGCTTTCCAAGCCCGTGAAGGCTTAATTGATGACGGAAAAATTGGACCTGTAACTAAAGCTAGACTTGTGCAAAGAGTAGATGAAGCACATTATTTACATGGATAA